CCCATCGTAGGCACACACGCCACTCCTGGCCTTATAGAACAGCGTAGTATTGACGATAGCAAGGCTCTTGTGGCTTCCTTTTTGCACACCGTTGCACTCGGTTGTCTGGATCTGGAAGTTAGCCGGGTAATTGCCATACACCTTGTGCAGGTAATTTTCCTTGAAAAACAGCGGATATCCCAGATGGGTGATGGCTCCCGTCCATTGCCCGTCTGTGCCTACAGATGCCGCCCAGCTGTCCGTGGAAATGCCCATGTAGCACTCCCAGTTCTTGAAATCGCCCAGCTTACTGCAGTAGATCTCATTGACTACCTGCCCGTTTTTCAAGCCGTAGTAGCAGCCCCACAGCCGGTTGCCGGACTCGATCACAAAATCCATCTCCGGCATAGTCCGCTGAACGGACAAAGGTTTTTTCGTGTAGTTGTCTATCGCCTTTTCCAGCAAACCGACAATAACAATGGAATCCTGTTTCACATCCCACAGCACGCAGGTGGTGTTATCCATATCTTTCAGCTCATCCGGAAGTCCGGAGATCTTTACCGCATCATACTGCTTAAAGTTACTTCCAATGCCGGTAGCCGAGATCCGCACATAGGTGGTAGCAACGGCCGTCCAAACTGCCGTGTCAGCGGAATACTGCTTCAGGCTATGAGGGGTTGCGGATGTATCGATCCAAAGCGTCAGGTTATCCGGGTTCTCCGGGGGAGAATTATCTGCGGTGATCTTTGTGTCGTCGTAAACGGTTCCGTCCAGCTTGCACATCGCATATCTGGCTTCGTCCACCTCATAGCTTGCCTCAATATCACCAAAAGACTGATCTTCCGTATTGACCCACTTCTTATCCGGCAAGATAATCACATAGGCACCCATGGAGACCAGCTGCTTTTCCTTATGGTTCAACTCAAGCCCATCCACGGGAGACTTGTTGATGTAAAACTCTCCGTCTTTGACGTAACAAAGGGCATCCTTGGCGATCATGCCGTGAAACTGCCCACCATCCACATACACCCCTCTTTGCCCCCTTGGGGACAGGATGGGATAATAGTCGGAGGTCATGTTTTTCATGTCGTAGAACTCGCCCTCACCGATCCGCAGATTGTGGTTGTAGCCCCGAAATTCTTCAACAACCTGTCTGCTGCTGGGAATCGGCTGCAAAAATGGTAGCCTCATACCCTCACCCCCTAAAATTTGAACTGGCCGCTGCTGATGGGCTTATGCGTTCTCAAATAGTAATCGCAAAAACTCCCATAGGCCGCATTAAATGCCGCCAGTGTATTGTTATACCGGTCAATTTCCCCATTGTAATAATGGATCTGAGCCTCCAAAAACCGCAGATACATCACATCATGGGGAGCTTTCACCAGTAATTCTCTATTCATATCCCGGTCAGCATTGTATTCGCTGAACGAAATGTCTTTTCCGTCTTCAAAATGATCCAAAACTTGGGTCTTAATATCACTATCCAGACCGGAAAGCCACTGCACTTTATCCTCTTGATTAAAAGTGTTGCGTACCAATGCATCCGTCCGGTTAATTGCCTCGATAATTGTCATAATTGCCTCCTATCAAAAAAAGGGAGAGCAGAGCCCCCCCTTTATTCTGCAAGCGGTTTACTTGCCTTTTTCATGAACGCATCCATGTGGGCATCCATGGTGCCCTGTGCTGCCTGAGAGCGGTAATACTCGTCAGCGATATACTTCGGTACTTTGGATGTCTTGCCTCTGGGCAGAACGAACAGCACGCCGTTTACCCCGATGATCAGGTTGGGATCGTCATCGTTGCCTCTGGGGACAAACAGATCCACACGTTCATTATCGGGCACATTGGGGGCTTCCAGCTCAGCCTTGAGCGCTTCATTCTCAGCCTTCAGTGCTTCATCTGCACCGGTGTCGGGAGTGACGGCAGTGTCGGGAGCTTTGGGAGTCTTGGTCTCGTTATTTTTGGTATTCATAGTAAATTCCTCCTAATAAATGAGAGGGGCAGGGCCGGTAGCCATGCCCCTCGTGGTAGCTTAGTTGACCTCGTCAGTTGCGCTGAAGCTAGAGCAGCTCATGACACGCAGAAGCCGCTCGGGATACAGAACCGTAGCACCGTTGGTCTCCAGCTTGTAGCCGATGGTGGAATACTGGTTCAGAGGACCGCCGATCTGGCTCTTGTCCTTGATGATCATCTCCATGGCGCCGCCCTCGGGATCGATGATGCCAAAAGCTTCCTTACCGAAGAAGTAGGTAGCATAAGTCACGCCCCCTGCCTTGTTCTGGTAGGTTTCACCGCCCAGAATGGGAGCAAAGACATTCTCAATGAAGCGGCAGCCATGAAGCTCACCGATTTCGCCGATAAAGATCTCCCGGGTAGCGGAATACTTGTGTGCCTCGATCCACTCTTTGCTCTTACGCAGGTCGTAGGCAACAGAGGGGTGAATCACAGCCACATACTTGCCGTTGATAGGCTTTGCCTTGTTCTTCTTCATGATAGTCACGGCCTTGGCAACCATATCAGGGGTCAGAACAGACATCACCGTATCGGAAGCCTCCATACCGGCACAACCGGTGGGGGTAGCACCGGACTTGGCACCGGTAGCCAGGGTGATGTTATCGCAGTACAGCACATTGGTGTTGGACAGCAAGGCATCCCGGATCAGGGTCTCCTGCGTCTCAGCAGCAGAAGCGCCCATTTCCTCGGTGGCACCCAAAATGGTGTCATCGTAGGCGTGCAGCTCCAACTGATCGGAAATGGCGGTGAAGGTACCGTACTGCTTGATAGCACCGGTCTTGGTGGTGCTGCCAAAGGTCTGGCCATCGGGAATAATAGCCTCTCTCAGCTCATCGGCCTTCTGGAAGGTGTTCCACTTACGCCACTCTACCTTCTTACCCTTTCCACGGGGAAGAGCCTGCTTCTTGGCAAACTGAGCGTAGATCATCTCTACACGGGCATTTTCCAGCAGCTGGGTGTCGTAATACGCCTTCAGCTGGGGGCTCATGGCTTCTGTGGTGGTAGTATCACCGGTGGTAGCGTTGGCAGTACCGGTGGTGGTGTTGACCACACTACCGGCATCCGCAAACAGCTGCAGGTTCATAGCCATAAGCAAATCAAAAAACTTTTTCATTTGTAACTCCTTTCATAAAGTTGGCGAAACGTCAGCCGGGGTAATCTTCCGGTCTGGGATTCCGTCCTTTTGCAAGCTCAGACCGAACCCAGGCATCATGCTTGGCACGTTCTTCCCGGCTTGCTTTTGCATAATCGAATGTGATAACGGAAGAGGATCGGCCGCTGGTGCCGTTCTCCTGGGGGCGGTGACTGCCGGACTGGATAGCATTGGAGATCTGCTGTGCCGTCATCTGAGCTGTCACCTGTGCGGTAGCTGCTTCGATCTCCTTACGGTGGACGGCTCTGTAGGCATCCTCCACGCTCATGATACCTTCGCCCGGGGCGGTCATTCTTGCAAACGCAGGATTCTGGAGTTCCTTATTCAAGTCAAAGTTTGGGAACAGCTTTTTCAGCGCTTCGCCCTGTTGGTACATTTTGTTGACGTGTTCCTCAAAAAGCTGATCACGCAAAGACTTTGCCTGGGCCCGCTGGTCACGGCTTTCTGTTCTTTGCTGCTGGTCCTTCTCCATATAGGCCTCGACACTGTCGCCTCGCTCGATGGCTCCATCTTCGTAGAAGGACTTATCCTGATTGATTGCATCGGCCAGCTTACCATAATCGATATTTTCCATATCCATTCCACGGTCACGGGCCAGTACCTCCAATGCAGGCATAAGCTTAGCAAGATTTTCTTCCGCTTCCTTTGCAGACCGCAGACGGGACCGCATCATGGACTGCATTTCCTTTTGGAATGCCTCCTTGTACTCCGGATCTGCTTTTATCTCGTCCCAGGTAAGGCGTTTCGCCCCCTGCTCTTCCTGCTGGGTGTTTTCTTCGGCACCGTGGGACTGCCCTTCGTCCTTCTTCTGCCCATCGTCCTGCTCAGCTGTTGCAGTCTTAGCGGCAGTCGCTTTCCGATACGCCACGTTTTTAGGAAGCTTGTCCTTGGGCACACCCAATGCCAAAAGCTCCTGGTGCCCGGGGTCAGCACCTTCTACGCCCGTCACAGCTCCATCTCCATTGCCGCCATCCCCGGCACCTTCGCCTGCAAACAGCTGCAGATTCATGAATTGAAGCAGTTTAGATAAAATCATAAGAATTCCTCCATAAAGGTTTTGGAAAAGGGGAGCCGGATTTTCACCGGCACGGATTCCGGGGGCGATGCTACCAACACATCCGTCGTGGCCCATCAGAAATGAGGAGAAGTGTCATAATGACAGATATCATTATAAAACATTCAACTTCCGTTTCTCTATCCCAGAGCCTAACGAATTTTGAAAGAAATATTTTCGGGGTATTTCAGCGCCAAAACATCAAATCCCAGGCACACGGAATCAAAAACCAAAGTCACAACAGACCGGTACCTTCGCAACGCATTGCAAGTGATCACTGTGTCCCCTTCCTTCATGGAGATCACCGGTTCTCTGGCCTTTCCGGTATCAACCAGCCGCTCTACATTGGCAGCCAGTGTATACGCCAGCATAGATGCGGCAGAGCATACCAGATCCTGCCCCACCGCACCGGCACCGGCATGACCTTCCATCACAAGCCGGTTAATGCTGCGGTAATATGTAATATCGATCATTTCTTATCCTCCTTCGTGGAGATCACCTTGCCGCTATCCGGCTGAGATGCTTCGTTGGATCGGCTTCTGGCACTCGTCACAATGCCATGTTCCTTTTTCTGCAAACCATTGACATTATCTGCCTGCACCATTTCAGGGCTTACACCGCCCACGGAAGCCCCCACACCGGCACCGCCACCCATAGTCTTCATAATGTCCTGGGCGATCATATCCGCAGTTGCCGGGTCAGGTGCCATGGTCAGTGCGATCTGCATATACTGGATCAGCTTCTGATACATGGTTCCCATTTGAGATATCTTCTGCATGATCTGATCCTTGCCGTCAAAGTCCATGATTTCCAGACACATCAGGCTCTGATCTGTCATTTGAGGGTTAAAGAATCCCATCTTAAAAAGCTGCAATGCCAGTTCGTTTTGGCTGACCTTTGTGTACACGTTCTTCTTCTGGGCAGAGATCTTGATATCAAACACCGGCAGCCGCATACCCATGTCCTGCCCGAATGCCATACCCTGACTCTGGGGCTGGATACCGGCATTGGTGTAGGAAATAAACTGCTGCATACCGTACTGACCAACGATCCGGAACTGTCTGGGCATGTCGTAGAATTGCCGCACAAGCTCAATGCAGAAGTTTACGATCTTCGTAAAGGCTCTGTAGGCAGACTGGGTGCTGTCACGGCTGCCCTTACCGGAAGCCTCCTGCAGTGCAGCAATAGCAGATGCAGCAGTCACACCGGAACCTGTACTGCCGGTGCTGGTTTCCGTATTTCCGCTGGTCTCACGCAATTCACTGATCGTCCGATCCAGCACGGCGATATAGTTGGCATCCAGTGGGTTATGCTCAATTCTCCGGAGGGTAGCTTCATCCACGTTGCCGCTGACCTTTACAAGCGGCTTCTCCAAATCCAAAAACTGTTCTTCGTTGACTTTGCCGTCAATCCGGGAGAAGTACCGGGGCACAGCACCCACTCTGGCATTCTTTACAAATGCAGTATTCAGCAGGTCAATGGTGGTCTGAGGATTGCGGCACAGATCCACAAAGCCGTAGCCGCAGGGGCTACCCTCGATGGGATACAATGCGTCAAAAACATAGGGATACATACCGTGATCGTAAAGACCGGTCACAGCCATGGGCTGCTTAATCTCTCCCTGCATCCTTCCCGGCAGCGGATTGGTCTCGTTCTCCGTGGCATATAGCACCACATCCTCTACGAATTTACAATACTGCAAAGTATTGCGGCCGTTGACCGTTGCTTTATAGTAGACTTCAATCACCGTTGCCTTGTTATCGGTATTCACATTATCATCGTACAGGAATTTGGTGCTGATGAAGGTCTGACCTTTCAGCTTATCCCGAAGCTGGGGATACTGCTGCCGCAGAATGTCCTTGTCCTGCAGCTCCGTATGGAAGAAATACCGGCTTTTTTGGATATCCTTTACACCCGGCTCCCAATAGATATCCAGCAGATTCACGCACTCAACACGAATATCGCCCAATCCATTCAGCTTACTTTGATCCCAAACGATTTTATACACACCGGTGCCGGTTTTCAGCTTCTGCCACATGGCATCGGAATAGGTTGACTCATAGTCGTTCTGCTCCAAAATGCAGGGGATAATAGCCGTAAGTTTCTGAGCCTCGCCCTTATCTGCACTCTCTCTGGGCAGAATATTGGGTTCCGGATAGGCCGCCATGGCATCTGCATGCTTACTGACGATGACGTTGTGAAGCCATCCGGACACGCTGGTGAACTGATCTTTTCGGCCTTCCTCCACTGCATTTCTCAGCTTCCACCAGTTTTCACTGGACAAGATCCGCTTCTCCGTCTGCGCCTTACCGGCTTTATACTGCTGCAGCACCTGCATAAATTCTTTCAGCCGTTCCTGTCCCACCGGCAAACCTGCCACCTGCTCCTGATTCATTTGTTCCATAATATCCTCCTGTTTATTTGAATTGATTTAACGGGTCATACATGACCGTCTGCGCCTTTTTATCAATCATCGGCTCTATCGGCCGTGACATACACATATACCGCACCTCGTCCGGACAGTGATCCTCCAGTTTCGTATCCAGATCCTCCGGCTGGGTTTCAGAATACATCATCAGCGGCATGGTTCGGATGAATGCCTTGCAGTTGTTGAAGATATACATCCGGGAATAACCGTTCTCGTCAAATTGGAGCCGGTAATGCACCTGCATCCATCCGGGAATCCGCTTATTGTCTCCGGGACTAAAGTAAATGCCATACCGGGCCGCTGTCTCTGCGATGCTCTCACCTCTGCTGCGATCCCAAATAGCCGGATCTGCCACGCTGTCCACAATATCCCGGCTGCTCAGCCATGGGTGCTGCTGCTCAAACTCCCGGATCTTGCTAAACTGCTGATCCGGTGACCACTTCACGCCCTCGTTTGGTGTCTGGGTACAGCCGTAATACTCTGCGATTCGGTATAGAACTCCATCGTAATCCACCGCCCAATACCCAACCGAAAACGGTTTGTGATACCCAAAGTCATAGCTTCTCATGATATTCCAGCCTCTCCGATCTCCGAAATTCAGGTCAAAAGGCTCAATCACATGCGTCCACCGGTGCTGCTGTAATGCTTCCTCCTGGGTAATACCTGCCGCTGCACACTTCTCAATGTCAGGTGTAGTACGGAAATCCTCAAAGAATTGCCCCTCAAAGATATCCCACCTGCCGTAGAGCCACGCTTCTCTCAGCTTGGGCGGCAGCGCCTCCAGCTGCTTAATGTAGTCCGGCTGAGAGGCCATCAGAGCCTTGTTATCCGTCACCAAAGCCTGGATAAAGGCATAATCCTCCGGGTCTTCTCCGTCCTCGTAGGCCTTGTCAATGAATAACCGCTTAAAATAGCCATGACTGGCACCACCAGGGTTACAAGTGTAATAGATCCTCTTGGGAAAGTCATTAACACCACGCACACAGGCAGTGATCTTCTTAATCCACATCTCCTGCAGCTGCGTAGCTTCATCCAGGAATATCACATCAAACTCGGCACCCTGGTACTGCAGCAGATCTTTGTCATTATTACAGTAGCCAAATTTGATGGTGCTGCCATTGGGGAAGGTAAAAACCTTCTCAGTCTTGTTGTACCGGGCAAGGCCATTCAATTCTTCCGTCAATGTGTTTATGTGGTTGTTCACCAGCTCCGGGAACGTTCTACGCACGATCAGGATCTTAATGCCATTGTAATTGGCTGCCAGGATCTTTGCTTTTGTCCTGACAGACCAGCTCTTGCCACCACCACGGGCGCCACCAAATCCTACATGCTTCTTATCAGCAGACAGAAAAGCATACTGCTTATCACTAAGCTGACTTAAATCTATCCTGCTCATACTTTAAATTCCTCCGGCAGACCTTCCACAACAAGGGTTGCAGTCTCCTTGTTTTCCGGATTGACGCTCTTCTCCAAATTAGCAATCCTTGCCCTCTGCTCCTTCTCGTCCAGCTCAGACCTCGCGCCATGGATCTCCTTCAGGTCCTTCAATGCCGCAACCAGAGACCGCATATCCTTCGGCAGTATCCCCTCACGGTCCGCCATAGCTTCGATCTTATTCAGAAACTTATCCGCTACGGTCTGTATCTTCTTGGCTCTGTCAACCTGCGCAGATTCCACAGCCTCAACCGTTTTTGTGAAAGTGTTGTCCAAATGCTGTTTTCTCAGTTCAACCCACTTTTCATCACGGCCCACATTACCGATCTGCACATACGAAACCCCATATTTCTGAGCCAGCTTACGATAGCTGACCGTTGGATCTGTAATGTACTCAGTCTTTATAGCCGACCAGTCTATCATAAGCTCACTTCCTTTCCTGCTTCTGCACCTATCGTACCAACTTTTTTATTTAATATCTATCCCAGAGCCACAGGTGCAAAAAAGAGGAGGCACAAAGCCTCCCCTGATTATTTATTTAGAACATCTGCGGAAAGTCGACCTTCCACCCGACAGTATACTGACCATCCTCGGTTTTCTTCACGATCCAGAACTTATCATCCTTGGCGATCTCCCTGATCTTTGCAAAAAGCAGACCCAGCAGCTCTTCTTTCGCCTCTGCGATCTCTGCTTCTTCTACCTTCATGTAGTCGCCATACACATGACATTCCGGAACCTCCATCGTCACGCATCTCGTTACATCGTTACCGTTATCATCCTTTACGATGACATTTCTAAATTTCTTGTTTTCCATATTGATTTTCTCTTTAGTTTTCAGCGAGTTTCAAAATCTTAGGTGCTTCCTGCACAGTACCTTCCATGCTGACCTGCCCGGGTACCTGGGGCACGATCTCTGCCAGCATCATCTCACCGTTATGGTCAGCGGTGATCACCAGGGATGTACCAACCGGGCTTGTAGGTGCCAGCTTACTGGTAGCAGATGCTGTGATCTTAACCACCTGTCTGTCCTCGTCCGGTTTCAGTTCCACCACCAGCGTCACTTTACGCTTCGCCAGAGGATCAGTATTTACATCCAGGATGTTGTCAATCACCTTTGTCACCTCGTAATCAACTCTTTCCTGAATCGCACCCTTCGCCATCTGCAAAAGGCTGCTTCTTGCATCTTTTTCCATGATTTCTTCTCCTTTGTTTTTTATTTGCAATCCCCATTGGGGAAGTGCTTATACATTTACCTACCAAAAGACGGTATGCCGAGCTGGAGCATGCGGTTAAGTATTACCTCATTGAGATGCAGGAATAGTAAACCGCAATCACTCTCTTTCAGGATAGGCTCTCCATCCCAAAGAAGCTTGCCGCCAATTCCAAATCCGCAGAGATACTGCACCGGCTCAATTTTGATAGTCAGTTCACCTGCCGTCTTATAGAAAACAGAAAACTCTTTTAATATCTGTTCCGCCTCAGCTTCCGCCTTAGCTACAAGACTTGGGATATCACGCCGGCTGCATAAAAAGTATGTAGGGTGTTCCTCTGCAAGCACACGAATGGAATTACTCATAGTGTTCCTCCACATAGCACCAGCTCTGGGGCGGTCTTGTTACCGTCGGATTAAAATGGTAATTCACACCGCAATGATTAAATTTGCTCAGTGGCTTCGGTTTGTCATAGATCACCAGGTTGGAAATGCTCCATCCGTAGCCAGTCTTTCCATTACCAAGGTATTGCAGGATTTCCACGTCAGTCAGTCCGGTACACGGGAATGGATAGCCGGGAAAATCACCAGGGTTTGAAATCTCAATACAGATGTCAAAAATCCTGCCGCACACAAACTCACCTATGACTTTGCCGCCTTCGCCCCCAATAATGCCATTGTGTGACTTATTCCACCGTAAAGGCGTTTTTGTTTCATATATGTAACATTTAAACGGTGCTTTCAGTTTCGGCTTAGTCTTTCTTACCTCCACCGTCTTTTGTCCAGAAGCAATCAACTTGCACCACTTAGGTTGTATGCTGATCAGCACAGCTTTTTCATTTGCCATCGTTCTTCCTCCTCGGGGTATATATCCGCTGCTCGGTAGATCGCTCTGCTTTTCTTACCGCCCCTAGCAGTTGTTCAAGGCCTTTTACCACAGATTTATTATCTTCTACCCATGTGGCAATGGGGGTAAGGCAAGCTATCTCGTCTTTGGCTTTTCGTCTTTCTTGACGAACTCTCTTTAACTCCTTTGCGTTGGCAGCATATTCATGGTATGCATGATCCTGCAACTCCAGTCGATGCAATATGTCCTGCGTTTGGTCATTAGCTTCCTGCTCTACCATGATCGCAATATTAAGCTGCGTGCTTGCCTCTCTCAGGAAGTCAAGAAAAGATTCAACGCCCTTGCTTATCATCTTCTACCCTCCTGTTCCATGCTTCAATTGCCCGGTCTCGGCTGTAATACCGATAGATAACAGATCCTTTTCTGCACCGGTCGTTTCTGCAACAGACACTGTAAACCGGTACGAATGGCCCGTCTACACGGACGGTAACCTTTGATCCACATCCCGGACACGGTTTTAACTCAGCCATCTTCACACCTCCATACTGATCTGCCCCTCCAAAGGGGTATTCTGCATTTCTTCCTTGTCTTGGTGCATGAGATCAATCTTTCGCAGTGCCATTAGCAATCTTTCCTTTCTGCAATATGAGCGAACATAACGACGCTCAGATCCACAACAGCTACCAGAACATCCTTGTTGAACACCTGCAGCATATTGTTGTCCCGGTCGATCTCCAGCCGGTCCGCATCCCTGTGGATCGTCCTGTTTTCCGTCAGCTGTGCAAAGAATTTCATGCCGTTTCCTCCTCCAACAAGTCAAACAAGCTGGGTTGCTCCATTTCCACTTCTTCTGCACGCAGATACCCGACACCATCGGCAAAATACCCGCTGTTCAGCTCACAGCCATAGCCCTTCCTCTTCATCCGCACTGCCATCATCGGTACCGTAGCCAAACCTGCAAATGGATCAAATACCATATCATCCGGATTGGAATATCGGTTTATGATCCGCTCCACAATGTCCAGCTGAAGGGGGCAGACATGCAGCTGCTTCCGGCGCTGGCTTTGGGATGTGTTCAGCGTTTTCATACGGTTAATATCGTCCCACACATCCGGATGAACAGAAGCAGGCGGTACCGTCATAAATTCTTTGCTGATTGCATCTTTGCATTCCAATGCATAGGACATGGCCACATGCTGATCGTAGTCATATACATGGGCCTTGCTGTACTCCCGAAATCTCCGCATCCGGTCACTCATTTTCAGCCGTGCCAGTTCTTCAGGCTTCAAATTCCTGTCACCGGAGGACCGCCAGAAGGCGTGGGCATCCAGCTGCCATTGGCTCAACGGATAATCTGCTTTATCCTTCGTCACCCGGACATCGGCGTAGGCTTTGGAACGGTCCGTGGGCAATTTTCGGAACAAAAGCACATATTCCGGGCATCCTACGCCCATCTTGGTACCGTCCTTGCACTGTTCTGTCCAGCCCAGGCGATAGGTCTGATTGTTTTCCCGGACCACATCTGTCACCACTGTGATCATTCCAAAGTAGGCAAAGCCGTGCTTCATATAATGCTGAATACACATAGCGTGGAACGGCTCCATGGTCGGCATACCCGCGCCGGTAACGCTGCCAAAAAGCACTCTGTCCTTCACATGGATGGCAGCCACACGGCCGGGCTGCAGAATCCGCAGCAGCTCCGGTGTCAGATAATCCATCTGCTCAAAGAATTTAGCTGTATCTTCGTTGTGTCCGAAATCGTTGTAGCTGGGGGTATACTCGTAGTGATTGGAAAAAGGAATGGATGTATGAATCAGACCCACAGAATTATCTGCCATCCTTCTGACTTCCTCCACGCAATCATTATTTACCAGTGTCCAGTTTTGACCTTTGATCTCCATTCTCTCAACTCCTATACTTCTGGCCATCCGTTCCGCCTGCCGTTCACTCAGAAGGCCGTATTGCATAACGATCCGGCGCATATTCTCCTGGAGCTTTTTATGGTTCTCCCACTTTTCCAGCAAAACACGCCAGATCTGCTCCTCCGCTTCGGTGTAGATCACATCGATATTGACCTGCTCTGTTTGCAGAAAGCGGTAAATACGGTGGATAGCCTGGATAAAGTCGTTAAACTCATAATCGATGCCAACGAAGATCGCCCGGTGGCAATGCCGCTGGAAGTTGCAGCCGGATCCTGACAGGCTTTTCTTTGTGGCAAAAAGCCGGGTACGCCCTTCGGAAAAATCAATGACCCGCTGTTCTCGCTCGTCATAGTCCATACTGCCGTAGATGTCCACAACACCGGGGATCTCCTTCAGTAGGCTGGTACGCTCATATTCCAGATCGTGCCAAAGGAGAAAATGCGCCTCGGGGTCACTGTCCACGATCTCCTTCGCCTTTGCCACACGGGCAGAAACGGATTCCCGTTTTTCTTTTGCCGCATCCTGAAGGCTTACCGCAGCATCACGCATCATCTTGACCTGACCGTCCTTGTCCACTGCATCTCCCAATTGGGTATTGATTTTGTGTGTCCGCACATCCAGAGGCGGCAGATCGTAGCCGGTGGCATCGTAGCCCAGATCGGCGGGACTGCTGAGAAACAGTGCCCAACTGCTGACCCACAGCCAGAATTCTTCCTCCTTGTGGGGGTACAGTGTCAGGTTGTTTGCCTTGGTGCTGTCCCGCTGGAAAAACCGGGTAAGGGCCTGTCCCGTGTCCATAACCTCCAGATACCCGGCATAATGGATCAGCTCCTTGTACCGGTTGGGGGACGGTGTAGCAGTCGCTACCAGCTTATACCGCACACCCCTGAACAGCCGCATAAACTCCTGAAAGGTCTTGGAGCCATAGGAACGCAGTACAGAAGCTTCATCCAAAACTGTGCAGGTAAACTTCCGGGGATCAATATTTCCATCCCGGACCCGCTCATAGTTGGTCATAAACAGGTTTACAGGCTGGGCATATACCTGCAGCTCCGTCTGTGCCATATCGGTGATGTATACCGGCGGCGCCATACCCAGAATATTTGCCGCATCCCGGGAAAACTCCTGCCGGACACCCAACGGCAGCACGATCAGACCGATACCACCTTCGTGATTCAGAACCAACCGGCTGAATTCCAGCTCCTGTACCGTCTTACCCAGACCAAAGGATTCAAACAGTGCCCG